CGGTTCCCGATCCATTGGAGCCGGTAGAGCCACTACCCGAGGCATCGGTAGAGCAGCCCTCTGCCGATCCGGCTCCACCCGTCAAGCCTGCCAGCAAGTCGAGGAAGAAAAATGGCTAGGCGCAGTTTCGTGCAGGTGAACGGCAAACTTTACGAGAGGGGCGTCGATGACATTCCTGACGTGGCTGGACTGGGTTCTGGACAGGCTGGATCGCACACCGTTATGGGCGATTTACCTGATTTTGTTAGCCCTATCGATGGGCAGTTGGTATCTGGTCGTGCTGGTCTTCGTGAGCATTGCAAGAAGCACGGTGTAGTCCCCACTGCCGATCTGAAAGGTCTGCCGTTCAAGCAGGCTGTTCAAGAATACCAGCCTGATCGGGCTGGAATCCGTGACGCCATCCGGCGTGCGGTCTATAAATAGGAGAACCTTCAATGTCTGACCTTCGCGCTGCTATCGAAGCCGCTGCTTCAACACCTTCCGAGGAAACCACCAATGTCGAACCCGTTCAAAGCGAGAGTGCCGTTGTTGTTGAAACGGATGCCTCTCCGTCGCAGGACACCAGTACCGTTTCGTCGCCTGCGGAGGGTGTGGAAGCCAATGAGAAACCAGCTTCAGATACACCAAGCATCGAAGAGGTGGCTGGTGAACCGCGCAAGACGGTGGAGGACAAGAGTGAGACTCCAGAACAGCGTGAGGCTCGTCATCGCGTAGATCGCGCTCCGCAGTCATGGAAGGGCGAAGCCAAGAAACTCTGGGAAGCCCTTCCCCTCCAGGTGCGCCAGGAAGTCGCCCGCCGCGAGAAGGACATCCTGCCGATCATGCAGCAGGCTGCTGACCACAAGCAGAAGATCGACGCGATGGTGAGCGTGATGGCTCCCCACCGTGACCGCATCCTCAACGGTTATGGTGATCCGGTGAAAGCCATCGACTCCCTGCTCCGCACCGAGGCTGTCCTGCACAGCGGCTCGCAGGCGCAGAAGGCACAGTTGGTCGCCCATCTGGTCAAACAGTTCAACGTGGATGTCCGTGCGCTGGACTCTGCCCTGGTCGGCACTGCGCTGCCGGAAGACGTGCAGCAGCAATCGACCATCGAACAGTTGCTTGAGCGCAAGCTGGCCCCGTTCCAACAGTTCATCCAGACACAGCAGCAGCGCGAAGCCCTGACGAGGCAGCAGACGGAACAGCAGGCAATTTCGACTGTTGTCGAGATGTCGCAGGACGACCGCTATCCGTACTTCAACGAGGTTCGCGCCGACATGGCCGACATCATCGAAATGGGCGCACGCAGGGGTGTTGCAATCTCGCTGGAAGATGCCTACACTAAGGCCATTCGGATGAACGACGGGACTTTTCAGGCTTCGTCTGTTCGTGACCAGTCTCAGGGTGCCACTCAGGCAGCCCTTGAAGCCCACCGTGCAGCCCAGGCTGCAAAAGGAGCCTCAGTCCAAGTGACAGGCTCACCAACAGGCACCGGCAAAGGCTCCGGCGACCCATCCAATCTCAGAGGTTTGATCGAAAACGCTTTTGGTGGAGGCAGATTGTGAGTCGCTTCATTCCAGCCATGACACGCTATGTTGTGGGCCTTGGTCAGCAGACCGAGGATGGAAAAGTGATTCCTGTCATCTTCCGCAAGCAAGCGACGCCGATGAGAATTGTTCCAACCGCAGGGCTGTCCTCCCGTGAAACGGGGTCGCCCTATCCTGCCCAGAACCCGCTGCCAAGATGATCTACGGTACTCCCTGCGAGAAGCACCCTGAGTTGAACGGAAAGCGTTACAACTCGGGGCATTGCGTTGCTTGCAAGAAAGCCAACAATCGGAATTGGGAACAGCGCAATGTGGTTGTCGTTCGTGAGAACGCACGTATTCGCATGGAACGCTGGCGGGATGCTGACCCTTCGCGCAAAGCGGTGGGTGCCGAGAAGGCATTGGAATACTACTATCGTGATTTGGAAACCAACCGTGAGAAAGCAAGGCTTCGCCGGTTGGAGTGGTACGCAAAGAACCCTGATAGGGCCATTTTTGCAGCGCGTGTGCGGCGCGATAAAATCGCACAACAGATGCCCTCATGGGCAGACCGCAAGGCAATAAACGAGATTTATCGCAAAGCCAGAGAACTCGGACTCACCGTGGATCATGTTATCCCTCTACGGAATCCCCTTGTTTCTGGACTCCATGTGGAATCGAATTTGAGTCTTGTCTCTCGGAGCGAAAACTGCTCCAAAAGCAATTCATTTTCTATTCAATAGGAGCCTCAAATGTCTTTTGCAAATCCGTCCATCACGGACATCATTGCCACGACAATCCAGAACCGCAGTGGAGTGATTGCGGATAACGTGACTCGCAACAACGCCCTGCTCTCGCGTCTGCGCCAGCGCGGCAACGTCAAGAAGTTCTCCGGTGGTAACGTCATCATGCAGGAACTGTCGTTCGCCGAGAACGGCAACGCTGGCTGGTATTCGGGATACGAAACCCTGCCGGTCGCCGCGCAGGATGTTATCTCCGCAGCCCAGTACGACATCAAGCAGTGTGCCGTGCCTGTCACCATCTCCGGTCTGGAACAGTTGCAGAACGCGGGCAAGGAACAGATCATCGACCTGCTCGAAGGCCGCATCGCTGTCGCCGAATCCACGATGGCGAACATGATCGCCCAGGGCATCTACTCCAACGGCACCGGCTCCGGCGGCAAGGAAATCACCGGCCTCGCCGCGATGGTTGCCGTCGCACCGGCTACCGGCGTCGTCGGCGGCATCGACCGCAATACGTGGGCCTTCTGGCGCAATCAGGTGTTCGATGCGACCACCGATGGCGGCGCAGCGACCACCGCTGCGAACATCCAGCAGTACATGAACACCCTCTGGGCCAAGATGGTTCGTGGCACCGACCGTGCCGACCTGATCGTGATGGACAACGCTTACTGGGGCATGTATATGGCCTCGCTGCAAGCGATCCAGCGTTTCACTTCGGAAATGGATGCCAACCTCGGCTTCGTGTCGGTCAAGTTCATGGATGCCGACGTGGTTCTCGACGGTGGTCTGGGTGGCTTCATGTCCAGCAAGCAGATGTACATGCTGAACACCAAGTACATCTTCTTCCGCCCGCACTCGGCGCGTGACATGGTTCCGCTGTCGCCGAAGGCCCGCTACTCCGTCAACCAGGATGCTGAAGTCCAGATTCTGGCATGGGCTGGCAACATGGCGATGTCCAACGCCTCGCTGCAAGGCGTGATGGTCGAGTAAGTTTTGCGCCTTCCCCGCCAGTTGGACTGTCCCTTGGCGGGGAGTGGCGCACTTTCAAGGAGATCATCATGGGCTGCAAAAAGCGTCCCCCCAAGAAGTAAAGGAGCAAGATCATGTCTGGAATCGCAGGCGCAGTAATCGGTCTGACCTCGGGCGCAGTCCCCAACATCGCGGCGGCGCAAGCCCTCGTTGATGCCGGAACTGTTGGTCGTGGTTGCACCACCAACTTCATCGGCTTCGGCCTTGACCTGACCAGTGAAGAACCGTTGCCGGTGGATTTCCTCGCCGCTGACGACACTGTTACGCTGGCAATCACTGGCGGCGCGGATTACGAGCCGACCTACACGGCAGTCGTGGGTCATGCTGACCGCGAAACGCTGTCGTGGGTTGATACGACCCCGCCGTAATGCTGGCCGGTCAGAGAAGCCCGAACGGGTCACTCTACATCACGGAAACACCTCCGTTGGGCATCACGTTCAACGGGGGTGTCGCCATGAGCGAACTCGGGGCGTTGTTCGTCACCTCCACGTTGCCCGTTCAGGTATTCGAGAACGGGTTCGGATTGCGTCACGATGGGCGTCTGTGTGTCGCCTATGGCGGGCCAATCGACAAGTTCGAGATGGGGCTACCCTTCACCAACGATGGTCGGCTCGTCTGCCAGTTGAATCAGGCTGTTCAGCCATCTGACCCGTTTGTGGGCGGCATCCGTGTCGGCCCCCTTGGTGGCGTCTATGCGATTGATTTGACCCCACCTGCCGTGTCGGCGTATTCCACCGGCTTCAACCAAGGATTCGCATAATGCCCCGCAAAAGTATCGTCGAACTGACCGCGCAGGCAATCGCCAGCTTCCCCGACAACGTGACGGGACTCATCACTCCCGCGCTGCTCCGCACCATGTTCGAGGACTTCCTGAAGGCTATCGCACCGGCCTATGGCATCTGTCAGAAGACGGCTCCGCAAACAGTCAATCTCGGTCTTACGCCCACTGCCATCGCCTACACCACGGCACAGTCGAGCGACATTAACCAGTTGCTCGCCAGTGCTGCCCTCGGCGAGATCGAACGGCTTGAACGCGGCACCAGCACCATCAACTTCACGATGGACATCGAGTGCGCCACCAACCGCTTCATCACCGCTACCTTGTTCAAGGACGGTGTGGCGACCCCTTGGCGCATCACGGCAAACGGCGCAGGCACCGGCAATCCGGTCGGCATGGCACTGACTGCCATCGACTACGCTGATCCCGCAGCGACCTACGATGTGCGCCTGTCGGCTGAAACTGCTGGTGTAAGCACAGTCATCAACAATGGCGCGTTCCTGCTGTCTGTCGATCCGGTCAATAGTTACACGTAACAGCGGGTAGGTATGCCCCGTTTCCCAAGCATCCCGTTAAAAAGGAAAATTCAAATGCAATCAACTCTCCCGTCGTATGACGAATCAGCAGTGATGGATGCAAGTTCCGTCGCCCGCTACGCAATGGACAGCAAGCTGATGGTGAACTTCTACGTTCGCGCCGTCCAGAACAACTTCAAGACCTCTCAGGAAGGTCGTCCGATCTTCGACGAGGTGGAGTTCATTCGCATCATCATCCCTGGCGACACCAAGACGATCATCGATACCAAGGTGAATCCCGAGTATCGCCACCGCTTCGCCGACAAGTACGAGCGTTTCCAGAAGGGGCTGGCCCAGGCACAGTCCGGCACGCCGCTGGAAGTGTGGCCGCAGATGACAGTCGGGCAGGTCGCCGAACTCAAGGCGATGCACATCTCGACTGTTGAACAGTTGGCCGACCTCTCCGACGTGCTTGCCCAGAAGATCATGGGTTCGCACCAGCTTCGCCAGAAGGCACAGGCATTCCTCGAAGCTGCTGCCGGTGAAGCCCAGAACAGCAAGATGGCTGCCGAACTGGAGAAGCGCGACGTGGAAATCGCCGCGCTGAAGGAGCAGATGGCGCAGATTCTCAAGGTCAAGGCCAAACCCGATTCTCCCAAGGCCGCATAAGGAGATCGAAATGGACAACCAACATAAGCAGATCAAGGGTTATCGTGATCTTTCTCAGGCCGAGATTGACATGATGAACGAAGTGAAAGCCAAGGGTGAAGAACTGGGTAATCTCGTTGTAAGGCTGAGACAGATGCCTGAAATGGATCAACGGTGGGTCAGTATTGGTGCGACCGATCTCCAGACCGGAGTGATGGCACTGGTGCGGTCTATCGCCAAACCCACGTCGTTCTAAGGAACCGTCATGCTCGGAACTGCTATTCAGGTCATCAAGCAAGCCTCTGCCGAACTGGGTCTGCCCATTCCGGTCGAGGCTGCCGCGTCCAACAACGCACAGTCGCAGCAGATGCTCGCCCTGCTCAACGCCTGCGGCAACGAGTTGGTGCGTGCGTTCGAGTGGCAGTTCCTTCGCAAGACGGCCTACATCAAGCTGATCCCCGAGGTGTCGGAGTACGCACTGCCCTCCGACTTCTCCAAGCTGATGAACCAGACCCTCTGGGAAGAGAGCAACATCTACTCGGTCATCGGCCCGATCTCGGGTCGTGCGTGGGCGTACATGAAGAACAGCGTGACGCTGGCCCCGCAATACTGCTTCATCATCAAGGATCGCAAGTTCCAGTTCCTTCCTGCCCCTGGTACGGACGGACAGGGAACCGGCGACATCAACTACGATTACTTCTCCGAGGGGTGGGTGCAGGACGGCAGCGATCCGAACATCTATCGCAGCATCGTCCTCGCCGACAAAGACATCATCCAGTTCGACTTCTGGCTGATGGTCAAATTCCTCAAGCTGAAGACGTGGGAAGCGAAGGGTCTGGACACGACCACGCTGGAGGCAGACTTCAAACGCACCTTCAGCGACGTGACAGGCCAGGACAAGGGTGCTCCCGTCCTGGGTCTGGTGCGTCGTTGGGACTCGCTGCCGACGCCTGTCGCGCCTGAAACCGGCTTCGGGTTCCAGTAATGGTTGCCCGCCGCCTCATCGTCAAAGGTTCCAGCGTACCGGCACCCATCGGTGGATTGAACGCCTACGACGGGCTTCCGGCAATGCCCGAGCAGGACGCGATCATCATGCGCAACTTCCTGCCCGCGCCCTACGGCTGTCCGGTGCGGCGCGGCTATCAACTGTTCGCAGACGGCTTCGCCGAGGGCGTCGGCACAGTCATGGCTTACCGCAGCGACGACGGCTCCAGCAAGCTGTTCGCTGTCGATGCCGACCACATCTACAACGCCACCGATGGCGGCACGATGACCGCTGCCGAACAGGTGGCTGCCTCGTCGAACCCGTGGTGGCAGG